ACAACATCATAATCATCGTACTCTTCATTGATACCTGCACACTTCTGACATTGTTCACGCAATCCTTCTTGGAACGGTTGACCGTCAATAAGTTTATACTCTGCACCCATTCGTTTCGCATATGCAGATATGTTTTCGATACTCTTCTCTACAATCATAGGCGTGGGTTTACTAGGTTCTCTAGGATGCCAGTGTTGTAGTATTATATTTTTCATAACTGGTTTTTTCTATTTCCACAATAATGTAAGAGTGTCGCATTGTGAGCAGCTTCTTCTGGTAGATCACAAAATCTAGCATGTGGTAACTGCAGTTCTTTCTTATCCTTCAATGCGCCACTCTCAACTATCAGATGATGCATTATGATTTCATCATTGGGAGGTAACCCATCATCTGATATACTTTTATGTATTATATCATCTTTTAAGTGTTTACGCAAGTTAATTCTTTCTTCTCTAGTAAACTTTAAACAGTTACCAAAGAACATAGGTTCACCTTTCCTGTATAACTTAGGCCACTTCCTACCGTTCTTACTTGCATTTGCTTCGGTCATACCCTTCCTGTGCAATCGACCAACACCTTCGTGACTAAAGATATCGTCAATAACACCAGTATAAAGCATGTCCATATCTAATAATAATACATTATCATATTCATCGTATTTTTCATTTAACATAAAAAGTTTTTGAACCACTAACCAAGGTTTCGTGTCAAAGTTTGGAAACCAATCACCCATAGGAAACCCACCTAGTAGTTCATAGTCTGCATCAATATCATTTGCATATTTTTTAATACTATTCTCACACTTCGCTACCCAAAATGTTTTTGTTCCGTTCCAGTGTTGTAGTATTATATTTTTCATAGAAACCATTCCTCTGTCGGTAAGTTCGTAACTCTGTGTAGTTTATCTGCATCCCAGTTATCTGCACCATTTAATTGTATGTGTACAAAGTTATAGTCTTCGTCACGTAGATCCAGTATAGGTCTCGGTGAACTTCTCTGGCCTGGATCATAGTGTACAGATGAATTCCATTTATAAGGCATTGTAACCCAGTTGAAATCACAGATCTCTAACATCGCATGTATATACGGTTGATCACAAGTATAGAAGTCTGGTAGTCCTGCACCCTTTACCACCGCTTGGAATGATGCAAACTTGAGAAACTGGTCACGTGCTTTCTGCATACCTTCTCTAGACCAAACGATCATACCAGAGTTGTACACTTTTGGTAGACCACTTTTAGTGCGAGGCATTTCTGCACCATACACTTCTTTGATCGTGTCGCACCACTTCTCATCATTTGCATTATTGATACCACCACCGATTGTGTATCTCTTACGCGCCTCTGGTGCATTCCATTCTTCACAGATACCTACATCCGCACCTGTTGCGGCAAACTCTTCGAAGATGTTTTCATCTAGACCCTCACGTGGAAACACATCTGTGTCTGCATACATGAGATAATCAAACTCATAAAACTCATCAGTGTAGATAGGTTTGAACGTTCCGTAGTGTGGAGAGTATCTACCTAGATCTTCTCTCCAGTATGGATCTTGTTCGTAGATATATTCAGATCCAATCTTAGTTGCATATTGATCCATTGCTCTTCTACCAGCCTCGTTACCACTAGTAGTTTCACCATCATAATATTGATAAATTACAGTTCTCATTACCACCTCGGAGAAGTTAATATGTTTTCTTTCTTCATGTTGTCTTTCATCTGTTGTGCAATGTATAGTACATCATCAACAAGTCTGTTAGACAGTTTGATAGGTTCGAATCCTAAACTCTTGAGTCCAGTATTGTCTACCTCTAATTGGTTCTCTGCAAGTTCTTTTCTAGGATTATCTAGGAACTTTACTTTCGCCTGATATAGTTTCTCCATCATCAGTGCAAGATCTTTTACTGAGTGAACCTCTGCAACCTGATTGAATATACGAACTTTATCTGAGTCTGGTGGGTTCTCTGCAGCAAGTTGTACACACTTCGCAGTGTCCTGTATGTGAATAAACGCACGTCTCTGACCACCAGTACCATATACTGTAATCTCATTACCAGTCGCTGCCTGTGATATAAACCTATTGAGTACAGTTCCATACATTCCATCGTAATCAAATCTGTTTGTTAACTGTTCATCAATTTCTGTTTCTTCCGTCTGTGTTCCCCAGACAATCCCTTGATGTAGATCTGTAATCTTGATACCCCAGTTTTTATTATAGAACTGAAATAATAACTGGTCAATCGACTTAGTCATGTGATAGACTGAGCCTGGATTAGTTGGATACAAAATGTCTGTATCTTTCTGTGTAGAATTGATCTTGACGTTTAGATAACCTTCAGGGATTGCTCCAAACTCTTTGCTATATCCATAAACGCCCATCGTCCCAAGATGTACAAGATGAGTATTAGGACTGTGATCAACGATAGCATTAAGTACATTGTGTGTTCCTATTATATTATTATCTACAGTATACCTTCTCTCTTTCTCACTATTCATAGAATATGGTGCGGCACGTTGTTCTGCAAAGTGAACGACCACATCTGGAACGTGTTGCAACATGTACGAAGATATTTCTTTGTAGTTTGTTATGTCACAGTTTATAAAGTACATACTATAACCCAAGTCCTGTGCAACTTTAAGTCTACTGTATATTGAATGTATGTTTGTTAGAGAATTGCTCTCTAACTCTCTATCTATTTTCCTGCGACTTAGATTGTCGATCATGATGATGTCATGACCTTCTTTCGCAAGTTTTAGTGATGTTGGCCAACCGCAAAAACCGTCAGCTCCTAATACCATAATTTTCATTGTTACCTCACGTAGTACATAGAACTAATATGTCTTATCTTGGGATCATTCTTCAAGATAAAATCTTTTTCATTCTCACCCTTATATCTAGTCGCATGACAAGCAAAGGTATTTGGTCTCTCAGTTTCAGTGTCTTCTTGGTTTTGCCATTTGGGAATAATCATTTCATTACGAGTACCTATCTTAGGTACAAGTGTCATAAACTTATACGTAGGTACTGCATGTTGATTTGTTATAACGATCTGGTCACTGTCACCTCTTTTGTTCCAAAATTGTAATGCATCTTGAAAGGTGTGTGCCCATTCCACATTTCCGTTCTCATAAGAAAACTGTGAAGTACCCCAGAAGACAAACTTCTGATCCTCATGTTTGTGTAGTAAAGGACACCAGTACCAAGAGTATATTCTCTTATCATGAATCTCTGCAACGATAGTAGTTGTCATATGCTAAACCCTGCACTTTCTAATCTAGGCATTTCAAACTTTGTTCTATGTAGGAAGTGTGTTATCTTACCATCTGGTCTATTGTTAGGCCACTGGTATGTCATTCTATTCCACATAGTATCCAGTTCTCTAACGTTGAATACAGGTTGAGATAATTGTAGGTTGATATAACATTGTTCTGTGTATCTGGTGTGTAGAACATAATCATCTATAGACGTAAAGTGTTCTCTTGCCTTGTGTCTACCTTCTTTAGTCCACAGTTGCAATCCACCGTTGAGATATCTGAATCTTTCTTGTGGGTATAATACAGACTTGGGGAATTCCCAGTCTCCACCAAACAAGTGTTTACCATACGCAATGATACCTCTTCGATGCATAGGAACATCCATCACACGTTTGATCCAGTTCCTAGGCCCACCAGTGAATACACCGAGTTCGTGAACCATTGCGACATCACCAATTTCTTTTTTAAATAAATTTTCTTTTGTGGATATCAACATGTCCAGATCAAGACATAGGATATTATCGAACTGATCAAAGTACTCATCATAAAATAAACGGAGCGAGTCGAGTCTAGGATCTAAATGTTTTAGATACCTATCATGACTCAACTCATACTCCGCGTCACATATCTTTGCATATTTTTGTGCACTCCGCATTCCTGCGTGTGCCCAATCTGGCATTTCTGCCCCACCCATATCCGCATCGAAATTCTCATACGGAATGTAATACTGAAATATTAAATTTTTCATAATCTATTTTCTTGGTCTTGGCGCAGGAGCTCCTCCACCATTTGATTTTCCTTTTGTGTATGCCTGTGCACCGAAGAATGCACCCACTAAACCTGCTATTGCAACAAAATACGTAGGTGCAATATCTGCGAGTAACTCTCCAGTAGTTTCATACCCAACAACATCTGCAACGATAATACCAAGAGGATAAACCAAGAGTCCCCAAAGTGCGAACCATGCCATTTTTCTGATCTGATCCTCTTTTGCGTCTTCATTTTCTGCCCTCATCATTTCACGTTCCAACATAAATTCCTCATCAGTTATTACTCCATCACCATCTTTGTCAAAGTGTGCATACTTCGAACCCTCTTCAAGTGTCTTTGGGGCCATTAGAATACTCCTTAATGTCTTGTGCAATTTGTTTTGCACGTTTGTAACCATTACGAAGTCGGTTGGATCTATACCCATTACCGATAAACCACTCAATAGTATCTATACAAGAATTATTTTCTCTCATTGTATAGTCTCTGGTAATTTCATCAAACTCAGTACGTAAGTTTAGAATTTGGAATATATTCAATTAATGACCCCTTGTTGAACCTAACATTCTATTATCTCTAATCTCTATTGCAGTCCGTAGTTCTTCTTTTAGATATTCGAAATCATCTTGATTTGCTTGAAAACGAATACCAATACCACCCGCTGCTTCCCATCTATGTATGTTTGCAGGTTTATCATCTATCAGTATGGAAGGCCCACCGTCACCATATGTTTCTGCGTACTTGTGTTTGTTTGCAGTAAAGATTAGGTTCTTTACTTTAGGCATCATATCAGTATCTTCTAACCACCTACGTTTCCAATACGCAGAATTGTGTTCGTCTCCACCCAATGGTGAAGAACATATACCCCATTCCATATTGTTTTGTTCAGCAGTTTGAGTGACCAGTAAATATATCTGATCAGTAAGTGGTGTAAACTTTGGCAATGTAAAAAAGAAACCAGTACCCTTGAGGTCATCAAGAGCACTCTTATAGTCCTTTATTTCTTTCCAGTGGTTGACATTGTTCTTCTTCGCAAATGCGCGAAAGAAGTCAGCAATGACTCCATCCATATCTAAGTATATCATTCTATAAGATTACTCCATCGTTTTAGTTTTTCAACTTTCTTATTAGACCACATAACAACTTCTGCAGGATCGATTTCAACATGTTTACAAGTAAGGTCAATCAAACATTGAAGGTCACCAAGTTCCTTTGCTAGTCTATTGCGGTTCTTCTCATCGTCTTCTGGGAACCGCATCACTTTACTTGTGCATTGTATAACCTCGGCACACTCTTCTGCGAGTATGACGAGGCATTCATCCATTTGTGACCAAGTAGCATCTGTATTCATACTTCAAACCCCAGAGGTTCGAGAACCATTTCGATCTCGGTCATTCTTTGTCTGCAAAGCATTTTTGCCCAACCAAGTCCAGGCGTGATCTTTTTCTTTTTCTCAAACGCCTTTAGTTGTTTCGCAAAATACTCATAGTCTTTTTTCAACTTAGGTGCAAAATACTTTGTTTCTAATTTTGGATCTAACATTACGCAACCTCCTCAAATTGCATTTCTTTTTCACACATGTATAACATGGTAGGTTCATACTCATCAGGTTCATCATCACCAAAAGGTAAATCTTTCCTGAGATACTCATTCACTGCTTCTGAGAACTGACAGTAATACATGTCTACGTATTTGTCAGAAGGTTGATACTCCATAAAACAGTCAGAGTCAACAAAGTCCCAATTGACAGTACCATCATCATTGATGTTTTCTGGGTTAGTTGCGGCCTTCTCAACAGACGCATAAATCTTACGATACCAATCTTGCATAATATATCCTCTCTAATTACAGATATAGTATGACACACTTTGATTCGTTTGTCAAGTCTTTTTTTAATTTATTTGAAAAAAAGTTGTCTTCTATCGTACTCTGCTTTTGTATCCAACAGAAGATCGACATAGTTATCTCTATGTTCTTTAAATACTATAGGTTTACTTTCATCAACATCCATGACAATGACAGTGTTTGGTATTGATAGACCTGTTCGTTCTTCAAACATAATTGCATACGCAGATGCTTGTGCGAAGTAACTAGAGATCCACTCTTTCTTCTTTTCCCTACGTGATGTCTTGAAGTCTACTATCGATGGTACACCATCAAATTCTGCTATGCAGTCACAACGACCAGCCATACCAAGATAACTACTAAAAAGAGCAACTTCGAGACCAAAGATCCTTCCGATAGATTTATCAAGTATTGGCCGCAGATTCTGTAAAGACTGCTTAACATGTGGGAAATAGTCTTTTGTATTTGCATTGTTTAAATAATCCTCTACTATACTGTGCACCTGAGTTCCACGAGAACTCGCACGACTACTGACTTTGTTAGCTTCTTCATCACCTACACGTTTTCTCCATTTACGTATAGAGTCCTCACTAAGAATTTTTAGGACGGTTGTAACGCTAGGATACTCAACCCCATTAGGATCACGATAGCAACGACCTCGTTTGGATGTAACCGAATCCAAATCCATATATCCAAGATCCATTTTTTCATGTTGAAAACTCCTCATTAGTTGAAATCTTTCATCTGTCCCATCACAATGAGTTTGTTTAAAAAGTCCTGATCAAATGAAACATTACCAGTTCCACCTGCAATTAGACAAGTACCACCTGTAGGCATCTTTTCTACGACTGCAATCTGTTGATCCTTTGCATCGTACATTACGAAGTACATAGTATCATGTTTGCTTCCGTCTGTTCTAAATGCATTGCCCTTAAAACCTAGTAGTGGTTGCATTTCATCTTTGTATAGTTGGTTCCACATTTCAAGAGCAATACCACCGTCACCACAAGGTACAGGTTTGCCGTATAGTTGAACAATATCTTTTGACACTTCTGTGGCGGCAGCTGCAGATGCGAACATCATCATTATGATTGCTTGTAAGTATTTCATTATCTCATTCCTAACATTTCCTTCGTCATTATATAGTCACGAAGAAAGTCCGATCTTACTATGTCCTGCCAACCGAAAGTTACCACACTAAAATTCTTCAGTTGTTCCATGACTCGTAAGAACCTCTGGATACCATCCCTCTCTGCAGGATCTTTAAAATCCGACTGGAGATAGTCTCCGCTAAATATGACTCTGCAATTGTTACCTACACGTGTGATAACAGAATCAAGTTCGTGGAAGTTTAAGTTTTGCATTTCATCCACGATTATTATGGCATTGTCAATCGTTAGTCCCCTAATGAAAGACGTTGTCATAAATTGTATTTGGTTTGCAGTGACCATCTTATTATAGAATGCGGCCCCTGACACACCAAACAATTCAGAACAAATTGCCTTGTACGGTGTTTCGAACACTTCTTGTTTTTCTTCAACAGATCCAGGCAGGAAACCCATTTCCCTTGTGGGAACTATTGAACGGACAATGATTACTTTATCAAAAGGTGTATTCTTTTCTAACATAGATTCTATTGCAAGATACAGTGCAACAAATGTTTTACCTGTACCTGCAGATCCTGTAAGAACTAGGTTATCACCTTCATCCCATGCATCATATGCTTTCTTCTGATTTTCTGTTTGAGGTTCAAATTCATACAAATCATCATAGAACGCCTTAGCTCTATTACTACTCATGTCTTTATTGTATTACCTCTACCAGAGTTATCTTTAATTCTTCCTAGATGTTCTCTCCAATCAGATCCTGCTCGTGATAGAGTACCTTTTGTATCCGTCACAAACTTTGGTGTACTTAACATCTGAAATAGATCTGGATCTACATTTAAAGTCTCTTGCAATTCGTTCCAAGACATAGTCACTTCAAACTCTTCACCAGTGGATATTCTTTTTAAATTATAAATCGGCATCATTGTCTCCTATGCACATTTATTTATAAACCAACTAGGTTGTTCTCTTTTAGTCCATACCATTTTGAACCTATCCTGTTTTGTGTGATAGTACTCTCGATACGACCTGATTGTCTGACCCTCGTGCATACACTGTGGTTCGTGAGTCATTGCAAGCTTGAAGTCTGTCATTGGTACATGTGGAATGTTCTTAGGTGGTTTGACCAACCAGTATTTTAGTTTTTCGGTAGTATGGGTTTTACCGTAACGATAAGTATACTCGTCAAGTAAGGCACAAAAGTGATCATAGTGCCAACGATAGTTGTACACTGATTCCATAGTCCATACTGTGCAAGGATGTCCACGATGTACTGCTTTGTACAGAACCTCTTCCATATGTGGATTCTGTAGTTGGTAGTATTTGATGATTGTCTTACCTGATACAGATGGACGTTTAGTTTCTACACCATCGAGTATACGATGTGCAGTAGATAACATCTGTGCAGATTCGACAATCATCTTGACAACGTGTTTGTCACATTGTGATTGTGCCGCAATCTTAGGATTGTGATCTAGTATAAAAATGTTCATGGTATTCACTCCCCCCATATAACTTAGCTTTATTATACAGGTATTTACATAATATGTCAACAGTTATTTTTTTATTTTAAATTAATTTCTCTTATCGTTTTCAATACAAATTCCCTCTTCTTTTGGATCTTCTCTGCTCTTGTTAGTTGTCCTCTCTTTTCTAGTTTCTTAGCATATACGTCTAGTTCTTCGGAGTCTTTTTTCAAACGTTCTATTTGAGCTACTACCATTTGTATTTCCTATAAAAAAAGAGCGTACACGAATGTGCACACTCTAGTTAGTGTTAAAATTAAAAAGGCGACTATGAATACTTGGATGCTAACCTTTAATAAGGCCAGGGAATGTTTCCTCAACAATTGCTTTCGTCAGTCCTTTCGGCGTTTTCTTATTTACCATATCGATAACGATTTGAGCATCTTGTGGATGTATACCTTCCAACATCAAGAGATACATTCTCTCTTTTTTAAACTGAGGAGTTTTTGATTCCATACCTTCAACAAAATACTTGAACTTACTATTCTGTCTTCGTAGATCTGTGGGATGGTTATGTGCCTCTGCAGGAGTGTATGGAGGTTCACCGTCTGGAATAATCCATTTCAAGGATTTGTCCATAGAACCTCTGATAACATCTTTTAATGCCCAACTCTCATGGGTTTTTAAAATTTTAATCTTATCATTTTTTTTCTTGGTCTTAGCAATCTCTTGCAAAACCTCAAAAATATATTTTGTCTTCATATTAATTCCTCAACGGATTCAATCATCATTTTCATATTGTTATTTATCAAATAAGGAAGTACTAAACCCTTCTGCGACCATTTATCTTGATCTTTATATTGTTGGATTATTTTTTCCTGTATATGATTCGGTGTATATGTTAGATCAATCAACGTGCGATTGCGTTGATAGTTTCTGTACCAATCAGAATATTGATAACTTGTATCAGTACCAGATAACTGATCTATCATTGTGTCTTTCTTCTTGCGAGATAGTGGTTTCTGTCTTTCGCCTTCCACGAACACATTATCGTGCGAGAGTACGTTTGGCACTCCATCTCCTGCGTCACCAGTGAGTATCTTTTCGGTGAGACCTACATGAGGATTTGTTTCTCTATACTCTTTTTTTAGTAGTGGTGAATATTGACGAACATTGTTGTACCTCTGTAGTTGTAAGAAGTCTTTGTCTGCAGATACGATCATTACGTTCTCGTACTCACCAAACTCTTGTGTATTCTTACATAGTGTACCGATAATATCATCAGCCTCACACTCATCTAAATGTATTACTTTGTAAGGAAAGTTTTCTCTAATCTCATCACGTACCTTGTTGATGATACGGAATGCCTCGTTCCAGTCTAGTCCAGACTTGTCACGTGCTTTCTTTCTATTTGCTTTGTATTGTTTGTAGTACTTCTTGCGCCAGTTGTCTTTACCGTCACAAGCAATGACTAGTTCACCGAACTCTGCCTTGTACGCATTACGATACATCCGTAAAGAGTTGATGATCATATGTCGAATCATATTCTCATCATTCTCTTTATTGATTGCAACGTTTGCGGCAGATAGTCCACCATAATCTACAATAATCATAATTCACCTTTTAATTGTTTACACAATTGTACCACATTATAATAGGTTTGTCAACCCTATGGTAAAAAAAGAACTACCACTAATGTTGATACCCAAATCAAAAAGAACACATCTATCCATGATTGAAAAATTAGATCTAACATCAACCTGCGGCTTCTTGTACTTCCTTCGAACTTACAACACCTTCGTTCATAAGTTTGTTTCGGTTTGCATAATGACCACGTTCTATGTCTGCTTTATTCTGACCAAAATACTTTACTGCATGTCCTTCTTCTATTAGGATCTCAGTAAGCATCTTGTCTCCAATGATAAAGTCACCAAGAATACGACCAAACTTACCCTTCATATCTTCACCGTCTTTTGCGGCAAATGTCTTGAGTATCATGTCTTTCTTTATCAGTTCTTCTACTCGATCTTTTGCGGCAAGTCCAAAGATCTTTTCTACTTTATCTCGTGTTCTAGACTCTGGTGTATCGATTCCCATAACACGTACACGCTCGTTCTTTAACCACACACCAAAACCAAGATCAATGTCAACATCAACCGTGTCGCCATCGACTACCTTCACAAGTTTTGCTTTGTATTCATACATTTGATATTCCTTTTAAATGTTTACTATGAATCTTCCCACCTATAAACTCATTGTAATAATCTTCTCGGAATAATACGTCTCTATCAAATTGTTCTTTCATCTCAAAGTATGTCATTTCGCCTTTTGATTTACATAGTCTTATAATTTCTCTTTTAAAATCTTCGGCTCTTTCTTCTACTAATATCTTTACTTCTTCACTTGATCCAAAGTAACTTCTCCAATCAGACTCTGTTCTAGTTCTGACTCTTCGTTTTCTCTTTTTTGTTTTGGGAAGTATCTTTGGTTTCCAGAAGTTCTTTTTACCGATATATTTTCTCCCAGTATTTATATCTGTAATGATGTAGACAAACCCCTGAAATTCTTCAGGGGTGTCATTAAATTCTTTGTCTTTATAATACCACATACACTTATGTATCTGATTCAGTAATGTCCTCTATGTCTGAATGTCTATACCCACACATTGGACAAAACTTAGGCGCTCCACCATCTTCTACCAATACAATTGTAACGGATTCACATTCTTCACATTCTATTCGATATTCTTTTTCCACTGCTTCTTTTGCCTTTTCTTGTTCCGTACCCAAGTCTTTTCATAATCTTCATTCTTTGATAGTAGTGATATCCACCCCATTCCGAAATCTCTTTTTTAGTTCTGCCACAACCAACACAAACGTCATTGGACAATCTACAGACAGATCGACATGGGGTGATATAATCAGAAGTCGATTTCACATGCACCACCTGCACATGCGGCAGCTGCGAGAGTATCTACATCTGTGTATACTTTCTCTGTGAGATCGGTTTCCCATTCTACTTGTTTTAGATTACTTTGTATCTTTTCCCACTTGTGGAGTAGATATGCATCTTTTAGACAATACTCAGTTTTCTTCATATCACCGTCAAGATAGTTCTGTGCAAATCTTTCGAACCTACGAACCCAGTCTTTCTTTGCAGAGTTTTCTGATGACTCTATTGAAAGATCTTCACCCATACCTATTGCGGTAGAACAGGCAGTCCATAGATTGTCATAGACTTTCAGTGCATCAACAACCATACCAGATGCAAAGATTGCACCTTGGTCATACTTCGCAACCATTTGTTCTGCGTCTATGACTTGTGTATTAGGTGCTTGGTTATAGTCCTTGTCACCTGTTGGAGATAGGAATGAAATGCCTGAAAAAGAGTAACGATTTTTATATACGTACTTCTCTACTTCATCCCAATCATCTACTATGATTGTGTTTGATACGTTATGGTGTATACCTTTATCTGCACATAGGTCTTCGTTTGTACCTGCAACGACCCAGTACTTTTGTGCTTTCTTAACAAGTTCTAGATGTTTTACACCATAGAGATCATCTTTGAACATAGAACCCCTCTTAGGTACAATTGGAAAAGACACAACTACATCTGTCCCACCTGCAGACCACACTGATTCTTCGACCATGAATGGATTGGACTTCGCAATCGCCTGTGTAATCTCAGACTCCTTATTCATCTGTATATTTCGAATGTACATTGGTGAGTGTTCTGCGTGGATGCCAGACGCGGTCTGGAGTAAAACTGATGCGTTACCAGATGGTTTTACACAAGTAGTACGAGCAGCAGGGTTAATCCCAATAATACTAGCAACTTCTTTATTAACCTTCTTAACAATGTTTGCTCCCTTCTTTAGGATCTTTTCATCAAAAAGGATATTAGGATTATTCATCCACCCTGTAATGGACACACCTAATAGTGCTTCACGATCAAATATTTTCTTTGATGTATCTGAGATAAATTTGAAATCTGTATATCCTGCTTGCATAGTTCCTAAGATTGCGGCGGCACGACATGCTTGTAGAAAGTGTTCTTCACTTGTGCACATACCACCATTGATCTCTGTCAAGTTACAACCTTGCCATCCAGACTTACCTTTGTACTGTGGGAACATTCCTATTTCCACACATGGGTTAGTCGTATGTTCTTTTGATGTTGTGAAGTAGAAGCCTGGTTCTCCGAATGACTTGACCGATTCCATAATCTTGGCAAATGTTTCTGGAGTTGCTTCGTCTCGAACAATCACTGCAGAGTTATTAGATCTACCACGTTGTGGGTTGTCCATAAACCAGTTACCAGTTTTTGCAGTCATCATTTCGTCATCCTCTGGAGAGAACAAACAGATGGTTGCGGATCTTCGAACACCACCAGATAGAACTGCGTCAGCAGAATGCATACAAACATCATACACTGTAATAGGACGCATGTCAATAGGTTCTTTTGCATCCATGACTAGACCTTGTAACATGTGTTCGATCTTGTCAAGTGTTCTACGTAAACCTTCAGGGCCTGGTGCTTTGAATCCACCAGATATCTTTGCACCCTTCGGACGAATCTGAGACAGATCAAAGAATACTCTACGACCTTCATAGTCTGGATGTTTACCACCACCCACAAAATAAGAAGACATCAACACGTCTAGTGCGGATGCCCAACCCTCAATGGAATCTTCTACGATATAACCTTTTGCTTGTTTCGTTCTCTGTTGTATCTTTGGTAGTTTTGCAACGTGATGGTTCTGTACGGAAAAACCTGCACCTGCACCACATAGTAGAATATAGAAATACTCTCCAAAGAACTCTGGACGATCTGCATAAGATGATGTACAATTGTACATTCTCATTTGGTGTTTCATTAACTGATCACCACCGAACTGCAACGCACGTTGAGCACCTAGTACTCTCTTTTCTTTATAAGCAACTCTTGCTTCTTCGATATAACTTTGTAATTTATTTAATTTATTTGAATATGTATTTTCGTGCATTGATAGCACACGATCTACGGCTTCATCCCAAGTTTCATAGTTATTCTCTTCGTCTTTAAATCTCGAATAACCGTCATAGAACTTTGTCTCAGACAAAAACGCACGTGTGTCTGCAAATCGGTTTTGCATACTGCGATTCCTTTAGTTGATTGTTTTTTCAGATGGTGATATTATATATCATTTTTAGGTTTTTGTAAACCCACAATATGTAGGTTTTTTTAAAAAAAATTATCTAGATCGTGCTTTTTCTACCGCCCTAGATCCAAACCAAAATGATATGATTGCGGCAAAGATTGCCTTTGTATCTTCATCCCACAGTAACTGTATTGCCTGATCAAATGGTGTACCAACTTCTAGTGCATTCATCAACAATGTAATTTCTATTGCGGCGAATAAACCAAAGAAAGCATACGTGATCACTGGTCTCACAGATTTCTGTAATACAGATGTCCATCCAGTTGATTGCATGATTGCAGTGTCGTGTGCGATCAGTCGTGCGTGTTCTTTATCCGCACCCATCTTGTCGTACATCTGCATATCAAAGTCCATGCCTTGTTGTTTCAACTCTGCCATGGCTTTCATTTTTTCTATCTCGTGTTTACGATCACCCTTTGCCTTAAACACGTCTAGGACTTGTGGAAGTGCAGATCCACCAAACCCTATTAAAGATCCTAATAAACTTAACATTCTATTTTCCTTTCATACAGTTTATATATCTATGTAATGGTTTGAACATCAGTTGAAGTAATTGACATTGAACCTACACCTAACGTAGCACCAAAAGTACCACTGTTATAATTTACACTCTCAAAATCACTTGTCTTGTCGGTAATAGTGTTGTAAGTATTATAAGTCTGTTCAGTTCCCCCATAATTGTAATCAGTTGGAGATGATATTGAGGTCAAGACTAAATCTCCATATGTTCCTGCAGTTATATTCTTTGGAAATTTTACAATAGCTGGTCTGTGATCATAACCACCGCCTCCACCACTCATACCCCAAGCCATGATGATATTACCATTTATATCAGTTTTTAAACAATTCCCTGATTGTAACCAATTGTACCAATATGATGTTTGAGGATAACCAGATGATGGAACAACTTGCATGTTGTGATTAGGACTTGATCCAGAAAACTGTGCCAACCAAGTACCTATTTGTGATCCATCTTCTGCAGAGAATCGTCTTATGTATACCTCATCTGTATACCCTTGGTTAGCCACTGTCTGTGCAGTCGTTATTTCAGTACCTACATCATTTACTGCCATGCCCCATATACCCTGATCACCGTAAGTTCTATCTAATCTTTTCCCCCAGATAATACTACCATCACTACCTGCATGTTTTACTATGTAACCGTGATCATCATTATTTACATCTGTCTGTCTACACGTGCCTGCAGTTACGAAATCATTAGAATAATTTCCACACATCGATATATTGCTTGCTCTATCGAGATGACTTGAACTTTCAAATTGTCCATGCAAAAAAGTATAATCTAAAGTCGGAGCACCAGTTTGAGGTATACTAAACTTCATTGTTAGAGCATGTGATCCAGAACCACTACTACCCCCTGCACTAGATGTAATATACATTTTATCATTAGCATCAATCATTATATCTGAGGGATAATGCGCGGCACTTGTATCAGAAGGAGGTGCAAAACCACAAAACCCTAAAGAACCATCAGAATTAATTTTAGTAATACCTATTTGTTCAGCATTATACTGTACAGGAGTGTCATCATACGCTGATTGTCTAATACGCCATACACTCCAGATGTTACCATAACTGTCCAATGCCATATGTATATACTCTTGTTCTTTATAATAACTTGGATTAGGTATAGTTTTCCATTTTATTATTTTTGACCAAAGTCTACTCCCACTTGAATTGAACTTTGCAACATGTCCCCAGTTTCCTTGAACTCCTGATCCTGCCGTATCTTTCAGGTTCATAGCATATCCTGCATCATAACCAGCGATAATTGGATTATTATTTGCATCTACTTCTACATCAAAACATCTAGTGTAGTAGCTACCTGTAGTAGCAGTTGTATAATTAGGAGAACCAGTGTCAGTTCTTCTACCAACTCCAAACTTTCTTGCCCACTGTTTAGTACCAGTACCATTTACTTTTATAAGAAAACTACCCTCACCATAGTTTGCTTCTCGACCCATTTTGTAATAAGATCCGTCTGATGCAGAAGCAACTGAGTTACAATATAACCAAGGGTAACTACCAGAACCTCCAAGATTGCTTGTTGTAATACCACTATAACCTGTTGGCGTTTGCGATCTAGTGAAAAATCCTGTACTAGTAGCATTACTTGGTGGAATAGTTGTACTATAACTTATAGTAACTTCTTTGGCAACAAAATCAATACCGTCACTCCACTTGAACGTGTAGATAAAATCACCGTTCGAATCGTTCAAGTTACCTGCCGCAACCTCAATACCGATACTATCTGCACTCTTTGGTGTAAAAGTCCAGACAGATGAGTCAACTGTAATATCTACCATATACTGCGCTGAATCACTAGCAAAACTTTGATCCAATAAAGTAGCAGTATCTGAGTCTTGCGCCTTTGCGATTACAACTAGAGGTGTTACTGAGTCTGCAACTGAATAAGCACCACTTGGTTCCACGTCCCAAGAAGGTGCAAGACTAAAAACTGAAGTGTTATACCAACCAGACCCATTCGAAATGTATAGTCTTTTATTCTCTTGGACGAGAGCCTCTTCACCTTCTTTTAGACCTGACATAGGTAATGAGTCAAGTGTGTCAAATAAGGTAAATGTACCACTAGTACCACCACCTATACCAGTAATACCTGCAGAATCAATATTATTAGTTCTTGCAGTTCCACTTAGAAAAGAAGCAATGTCACGATTCTTACTACTCATGATAATGAAACTTTACCAACAAATTCAAATTTTCCTGAAGATCCTCCACTGTAACTGGCGTAGTATGCGTAGTATGAACTTGACATTGAATAGTTTGAACAGTAAGTAGTGTTTACAGCATTAGCAACGTTAGTTGTGGTTGTCACAGAGTCATCACCAGAGTTTCCGTTTGGAAATCCACCATAACTGCTACCACCACCCCTTGTATACAGTCCACCTGTATTACTAAAGGCATATCCTTCTAAATTACTGTTAGTACTGATCGAAGTATAAGATGCTCCATAAGTAGTAGAACCTTGATACCTAGTATCGTTACCACCACCAGAACCTGCAACAAGTATAATTGGTCTTACATTCTTCCCATCACTAGCAGTCATACCAGTATAAGTAGCGTCTTCTATCCATACCTGACCAAGACCACCAGATCCACCAGATGTCTGGTCACTCTCTGTTTGGTAAGATTTGTATCCACGTTGGCCTGGTCTCATGTATATTTTTGAATCTGGATTTATTGGTGTTACTGTTACATCAAAGTAATATCCCATTCCACCGTTACCTGAGTTAGCACCACCAGATCCTTGTGCTTGATAACATCTGAGAGTAAATGGTTCGGTGCCTGGAATGACAAAAGAATACATTGGAGCAACATTGCCAGACCCTATAGTAACACCCCCATTATTTGCATCAGGTGGAAAGACATAATGAGGCCCTAATGAACCTGCGCTCATAGTTTGTGCAGTTCGTGTATTCGATGATGCAGTTGACGCCTGTAAATAAAAACTACCATCTTGAGAAGGTGTTGATCCAGGCGAGTATGTTATGGTAGATGTTTGAGTTGCAAAACTAACACCATCTGTCCACTTAAATGTATAAATGAAATCACCATTAGAATCATTTAGATTACCTGCGGCGACCTCTTGACCAATACTGTCTGCACTCTTAGGAGTAAAAGTAAACACAGATGAATCTGCTGTAATAGATCTCATCATGTATTGTGCTGAGTCACTAGCAAAACTTATATTAGATATTAAAGAATCTGGATTATCTGAGTCAAGTGCTTTTGCGGTTACAACAAGAGGTACAGAAGAATCTGTAATAGTATAAGTTGCATCAGGTGTGGTTACAAAATAGGGTGCTAGGTTTACAAACGAAGCATTGTACCAACCCACACCATTAGATAGATACATTCTACTATTTGCTTCAACAAACGCACGTTGACCTTCTTTAAGACCAGTTACAGGTAAAGAGTCTAAAGAAGTAAAATAATCGACTGATCCACCCCCACCAACACTGAGTGCATCATTGTCGGGGTTATCTTTCTCTGTCTTTCCTAAGATCCTCGCAAGATCTCTGGTGCGACTACTCATCCGCCTATTCCCTTTGCATCATAATAGTCACGAAACCTTTTTAACAATACAGGTTTTGCCTGTCCTGTTAATGATTTCTTATATCTTTTATCGTGTATTGATGAGGTATGAGATTTCTTTTTCTTTCTTGGGCCCATCACAGTATCTTTTGGATTAGGAATATCTCCAGTACTGACTGTAGGAACATCCTCATTTATCTTGAGTTCTTTTCTCAGTGCATCAATTTTCTTAACTATCTCTTTTTGTTTTGGAGATCCAGGCATTGCTTTCATTGCAAGGTTGTATAACTTGTACAAGTCAGACATTTGATTGCCTGGCCTACGTGATGCAAACGCCTCTTTCTTTAACCCCTTCTTGAGTCTCTCTAGATCTTTTTTGAGTTTGTCCGTATCAGTAGGTTTTCTAATACCAGACTTTGTCATATCATTTCTAGTCATAGACAATTCGTCTACCTTCTTATCACCGTCCTTAGACATTGAACCAGTTTTTACAACGCCTGAGTTTTTTATTTTATTAATAAGTTTGCCTATGCGTGGGTTTCTCATTTGTAAATCTCTCTTATAGTAACGTATACTTTTTGATTAGTTCTCATATGAGTTGCTTCATATATGTCAACTCCGAATACATCACCAATAGGATAACAGTCTTCTAGAATACGTATCTGATCTTTTGCATTACACATTTCTTCTATTGTACTGTTCAATACTTTTGAATCTCTTATTCTATACACTCCATGCGATAACTGTTTATCTTCTACTACAAACCATTCACTGTTCTCATTTAAAAAATCTAGAGATTCTATTCCAACCTTTTCACATATTTGTTTCAGTTCCTTGTCGGTCATTCCAGTCTTTTCTTTGATAAGATAGAGCGCTGCCGCAAAACTTCCAAGTCGTGATCCTCCGCCTGGTGCTTTTGATATGATCCTTTTAATGTTAGCGCACAAGCGAATGAAAGGAGTCCAAGTAGAACTCTTCTCCAAGTTATCAATTTTAACACTCTTGACACGCTTACCATTTTCGTCTATAATGCCTGCTTTGTACGCATCCCAGTCTTTCCAGTCTAGTACCAACATACGAATAAAACGAAAAGCATATACGGTATCTGCTGCTTTCTTTAACAGTCCCATTAAATTTTCCTTAATGCTTCTATGACTCTATCATCCATCTCGATTCCAACCAGTTGATCATTAGTAATATATTTTAAAAAAATTAAAAATGGTTTTATTACTGGCCAGTGCCTTTCGTCTAATTTTACTTTCAACATATTGACCGAGTGTTCGATCCCAAATGCATTAAATATAACAATCAAGTGATTTAAAATTAAACGTTCGGAAAGATCTTTATCATCTAGATATCGATTTACCAAACGTTTTACATATTTAAATCGTTTCAAATCCTCGTAGAACTCATCAATGTCTGAGAACCGAGGGTTATAATAATGTTTTGCCGCATATAACAGCAGATTAGATTCAGTCAAATTGTCCATTATAAACTTATATATTATGAAAGTAAGTTCTTAACTTTACCTACTAAGGTTGACTTCTTTTGTCTACGATCTAACTCTACACCATGTTCTCTACCGAGTTCTTCAAGTTCTACCTTTGACATATCTTCTAGGACATCATCTTCTATTACTTCAATAGGTTCTACATGTTCTTGTGCATGTTCTTGTGCACTAGTAGGTGCTTCTGTCAAAGTTACTGCAGTACCCATGTACTCTGCAATGTCTGCTTCTGATATTTTTTTAGGTAGTAAGAGTTCACCAGTCTTTGGATGTTTCCACCCTTTTGCTGTGGGAACCGCATCTTTTTTCCATGAAGGAGGTTTTATCATTATTTCATTCCTTTCAATGCGTCTACAACTTTGTTAACAACATTCTGGTCACCAGATCTTACTTGATCACCACCGTTACGAGGTTTCGCAGGTTTCGTTACTTTACCTGCTTTTGATGCATCATCATGCCCCTTTTCTTCGGTGTCATCAACTTCTTTTGGTTGATTAACCATATCCTTTGCACCCTTACCTTTTAACTTGTCATCCATAGTCTCAGGCTTAGTTGCACCTTTGGTTTGTTTATTTTCTAACACCGCAAGGAGTTTTTCACGTATAGTAGATTCTTTTTGTTCCACTGAATTCTCCTTTGATCCTTTATCCAACTTAGGATTCATTTCTACATCACCTTCTTTGTCTTTACCTTTTTTCATTGATTTAGAAATTGCTTTTCTACGTTTATGTAAATACTTGTCACTAGAATCGACATCACCATCATTGTCGATGTCTTTGTCTTTGCGATCCTTGTGTTTACCCTTCAATGCATTTTTATTTACTGCGTCCATTGCTTCTTTCATCAGAGCATCGTGATTCTTTTTTGCATATGCATCTGCTTCAGGCTTTGAGTCAAACTGTTTGACCTTTTCACCTTTTACATTGTACACACAAAACTTGCCATCTTTTTCTTTCTTGACATGACTTGTGGGATTCATAGTATGATCCTTTTTAGAATCATAGTCTTCGTTTTGGACATTGTTGGAACGAGATGCCCACTCGTTAAATATATTCTTAAACATGTTTACTCCTAAACTAACATATGGGCAACATAAGTCCCAACAGCGGCAATAACTGCCGCGTATACTATTTTATTTATAAGGTTGACGGTACGTGCGTTATCGTCAACCTTCTTCTCTATATCATCTAACTTAGATGAAAATCTATTCATTCTTTCCCAAGATTTCTCCCTATAATCGTTATAAGCATCCATCTTTTCTTCAAACCGAGCAAGAGAAACAAGTACCTCACCCATCTTATCGAGTTTTTCCTCGATACGATCTAGTCTTTTATCTGTATTCTCTGCCATCATTTTTCTTTCTATGGGTTCAATTGTTTTGGATCTGCATCCATGAATTCTCTTATAATGAATAGACCATCATCACTAACTCTAACTCTGAGTTCTTTACAACCTAGTCTAACAGAACCTGTATATTCGGTAGATTTACCACCACGTAAAGTTCTTTCAATAGTTCTTTTTGCTTTTAAACAATCACCTAATCCATCACGAACTGTATACTCTTTTAATTCCATGGGGTTGCCAAACCACATTAGAAGAATGAATGCGTCTATTATCATTTCTAGTGTCCGTTGTGTTTATTACTCGGTTTCATCCCATTCATCTCGTGTACCATGTCCATTATATCGTTACGTATTTTTTCGTGCGCTGCTTCAAGTTGGTTTATTCGCTTCTCGTAAAACTCAAGTGTAAGTTTCTGTTGTTGATCAAATGGTGCTTGACCGCTTTCTATTTCGTCTGTTAGTTTCTCAAGTTCAGTCGCTAAGTGTTCAATTAACATATATTGTTCACTATCTGCAGGTAGTGACCCCATTTCACCACGAGGCCACTTAATTCTAAACTCGGTATTGAATTCCAGATCTGCTTGCATCATAGTGATGTTTGTTTCGATCTGGTTTAATCTTTCTACAATACCGAAGTATGCCCAAGTTGCAATCGATGCCGCGGCAATCATACTAATTATATTACGAAGTGGTAATGCTACCTCTGTATTTTCATTCACTTTTGTCGCCATAATTAAATTATCCTTTTCCTGATATGTACCCTGCTACTATGCCAACAATGCCTGTAATTGACATTTGAAGCAGTTCTACTATATTAGCGTCAAGTTCGCCTCCGTGTTCTGACGCCATCATGAATTCGTCAACCACGATAAGTCCTAATAATCCCATAAGACCTACTACCATGATTAATACTGTTATGTCTTTTATTCTGCTCATTAGTTATCTACCTTTGCTCCCGAGCGCCACTGCCAACATGACCAGTACCTTGCCTTTGTCTTTGGGCCTGGATTGTCACAGTTGTGTCTGGCGCGAAATGATTTTCGTCTAGCAGGATCATCGCGTTTGATCTCCATATTAGGATCTCCGAAAGATACTTTCACAACATTACCCTTCTCGTTCTTAACGTAAACATAAAACTTCTTACTACCACCACGAGTTGGATTATTCAGTGTAACCTTCTTACCTTGATACTCTGATTCTACTAGTTCTAAGTCATCATATAAATCGCACGACTCACAGACATCGTCTATATGTTCTGCAGTGAAATTCTTAAATGTATCACTTATTGCCATATTTGCCTCCAAAGTTTATGCGACTTGCAATACTGTTCTGTCTTCCAGAAGTACTACCCTTGTTTGTATTAGTTCTTGGTTTTTTACTACCTTTTTGTGTACCATGCATTACTGTATTACCCACATTCTTTAAAAAGTCCATAACACCTTCTTGGCCTGGTGTCATTTTCTTTGCTCTTTCTGTTGCTTGTGGTGTTCCCTCATCTGGTGCATAACTTTCTTTGTTAGGCGGTTTCTTCTTGAATGTATCCATACCGTCACCAGTAGACATACGTTTCATGCCACCTTCATTTTTACTTTTCTCTTTTTTAGAGATTGCGATTGCAGCCTGTTGTGCAGGTGATATTGCTTCTCCTTGTGCACGTTTGATCTGATATTGAGTAGGTGCACCCTTCTCACCTTTCTTACGCATCTTTTCTCCTCGTGCTCTCTTAGCACGAATGTTTGCCCAAAGACCGTTACCTTCTTCCACAGATTCTTTTTTCAACAACTTCATTGCAACGTTTGCAAGTTGGGTTGCTTTCATCTTATCCATCTTTGCTTTGTTAGCATCATTCACTTTATTGTAAATCTGCGTAACTGCAGATGCAGTAAACATATCAACCATGACACCATCAATTTTCATTGCTTGTTTTTTGTCAACTATCTTCATCATTGACTGAACAGTTTTAGATGATTCATCAAGAGATTCTTTTACCTTATCACGATGGTGTTTCTTCTTATCTGCCTTTGTAACTCTATCTACAGATTGAATCATGGACGGTTGTTTTACCAACTTGCGTAGATTAGTCTTGACCTCACTAGGTGAATTACCAGACATAAACATTTCTGGAAATCCGTCTATGTTTACTCTGAAGTCAAAAGATTCAATCATCTCCTTCATATCATCTTTAGACGGTATTTTAAATGGTGCTTTCTTTAGACTTACCTGACTTTTTGGTTTTGCTTTTGCGGCAGGACTTGCGAGTGCACGTTTCTGCATCTTTGGTGTAATCACTGCTTCACGATATGATTCTTTTTTGATCCAGTTTTTACCTTCTCGATTATATGCATCATACATACAAGATTTGTTTTCTTTAGTAGGTTTACCGTACATGTCACCGCAGTTTTTGCAACACATGTTCTCCATTCCTTCACCGACTTTTCTTAACCCTGCTTTATTTCTCATTTGTGCAGTAGACTTTTTACTTCTAACAATTGAGTCAGCACGTCCTCTTATATCTTTAAGGGATTTCTGTGTCGAGTTCATAGTCTTAGTTTTCTTATTCTTGTTCATGTGCGCTGCAAACTTTTTATCGTCAATCTTTGGTGCTTTCTCGTCCATTATGCTAGATCCTTATCGTGATTAAGTCCACCGCGTTTCTTCTTAACGATGAATGCATTAACTCTTGCATGACCCCACTGTGTAGGATTTGTGCCTGGTCTGTGACCAGTTTTCCATGCAGCTTTTCCCCTATTAAAAACTTTTCGTAAAGTGCCAACAGAAACTCCAGACTTCTTTGCTTTGTCGGCAAGAGATTTACCTGCATCATCCTCTTCCAGATAACTTTTAAAATTTATCATAGTCTTCCTCCTGGCGCTGGTAATCCCAACTTAGATTCTAATTCTGTTATTTTCTTTTTCGCATTATTCATACGTGTTTTGTTATTATCTTTCATGCCTTGAATAAACATGCGATAGTGTTGAGACAGACTTACGACCATTGCTCTCTGTTTACGGTCATAAGGAGTTTCCTCGTTCAACTGTTTATGTCCATCATAGAACTTTTTAAAACTCATTTTGTTTCCCTGTTCTTTTTTAAAACATCTCTTAAACGTGCACGATCTTTCATTCTGTCATGTTTAATCTTGTCTGCTGCTTTCTCACGATCAATTCTGGTTTTGATCTTATCCATTCGAGTATCATCATACATATCTTTAAATGCTTTTGTATACTTGGATGGTTTAGTCTTTGCATTTGCATCGCCTGGCGCAGGTTTATATGCAGACGAATCATTGTCTGCTTTTTTTCTTCCTTTTTTAAAGTGTGCGTCTCTTGCACTCTTTGTAGACTTTGACAAACCTTTGAAATATTTCTTTGGTTGTGTACCCTTTTTATCTTTGATGTCTTGATCTTGAGGGACTTCGAGTCTAAGTCTAGGTTCTCTGCGATTTTTGGATGGATCTTCATTCCTTAGATTGCTAGGATCATTGTTCATAGGATTATTATCCTTATGTCCTACATCCATTCCTTTTACTGCTTTGTCACCCATAATCCTACGTGCTTGGTTTCTAGAGGATCGTCTTGCAATTTGTTCTGGTCTTCCTTGATAGTTTGCATATTCTTTTGCGTAGTCTCTCTCTACCAACTCTATTGCATCTAACCAGTATCGTTTTTGCGTGTTGTTCTTCTCTACAATAACATAGTTTGCACCTAGATGAATCACCTCTCCAACTTCATCTGACTCTCTTACTATCACTTTATCACCTATTGTATATAAATTACCTGACACATATTGTTCTCTCGTCTCTGATATTGGATTCAATTGTATATGATTTTTGTATTCTCTTTGTTCTTTCAACCCCATTCCCTTACGGACTGTGTTGAATAAATTCTTCGCATCTGCATTAGAGAATGTCTTAGGTAAACCCTGACTAAAACTTGTGAAGTCACCTTTACCTGCGGCCGCTCTCATCTTAGACGCAGACATCCCTGTTGCACCTTCTGCATCTGGATCTCTGTCTCCTGCAGAAGCAACATTCATTGAACGGAAGTTATAGAAACCGTGTCTACCTTTTTTACCATTATACTTGTTCATCAAGATATCAAACTCTTGAACACGATCAGCACCAACAACCATGGTAACATTTTTATAACCCATATCATATAGTTTTGTCAATATATCAAATAAGTTTCTGATCTTCGCGTCCAACATAATCCTACGTGCATGACGTGGAAACATCTTACGTGCTATTTTTATCTTATCTTTGTATGGTAGTGGATTTTTCTTTGGGTCTGTGGATTGTGATAGGTACACGAAATACGGATTGTTCCCTGCCTTACGCGAGAGAGCAGTTAAAAGTTTCTCATGACCAATAGTGGGTGGATTCATTCTCCCCCACGTAAAGAAGACTGTCTTCTCTTCTTCAACTAGAAAATTTTTAAATGATCCTATCATGTTTTTTTACGTGCTATCTCTTGTTTACGTTTATCTTTGACCATTCGTTTGGCAAGCATATCGATTCTTTTCTTCACTGCAGGTTTATCTAGTCTCTTCTCAAGTTCTTGTCTACGTGCAAAAGGTAAATCGTTTTTATCTTTACCCTTAGTTAACTTTTTAAGAATCAACTTACGCGCTGACTTACGAGCACGTTGTTTCAACGTATCCATATTTGCCATACGTCTTTTGGCCTTATCCCGACCAATTTTAATTCTTGTTTTGAGGCGTTTCATCATACGACCACGCTTCATCCTTTGTTGGATAGTAAGCGCTTCGTTTTCGGGTTCAACATCTTCGTTGCCCGCATAGGTTCTTTTACTTTTTTGAACTCTATAATTAGTTAGTTCATCCTCGCCTGGACGAGGTTCCACATTAATCATATCTTTAAACGACAACGGTTTTGCCATCTTAATTCCTTCCCGGCTTGTCCCATCCCTTTAATATATTCGGTGAAAAGTTAGCGAATGAGAATTCCATTCGGTCAACAATTTTCACTGCATCACCACCAAGTTTGTCTATAGCGACATAACCCTCTTGACCTGTAATACGATAACCTCTTTTTGTTTTAAGGAATGTATTTACATTTGAGAGTTTATTTAAAGTATTTATAAGTTTCATCTTCGCAAGAACTATTACTTTCTGAAGATCAAACATCTTCACCAGAGATTGTCGGTTCTCTGGTGAAAAGAATTTTAATATCTCATTGAGTTTCTTTATTTGCGTGGACTTCCCTTTTTCCGTTTTCCTTTTGTCGGCTTCTTTTTGGAATTTTTGTTTAATCCAAGAAATGAGACGGTTAGTGTGGGTCTTGGTATTTTGAATGATTTGACCTTTCCTAACATACGTGTTGTTAAACTGCTCAATGAGTTGAGCCAACTCAGGATCTTTTTCAAGAGTCCTAAGAGTAGTCCCACTGATCTGGTTAAAAATTTGACCGGCAGTTGATAGATAATTTGTAACTTCATCGGTGTCCTTCCTAGTCATGGTTAGATTAGTTAGATCTCTGAGTGTTGCATCCTGACTCCATACGTTTCTGGATGATCTAAACTTTGAAACATCAACACCATATGATGCTTTTAAGGTTTCAAAAGTTCTACCAGTATAAGTTGTATGCCAGACAATTCCAATTTTACTCTTCATGATAGCATCTGATGCATCCGATTCTCTGGGTATTGCATAAACTATAGTGTTTGGATGAAACGTAACGTAATTCTTACCTTTAATCTTTTGTGTCTTTACGTCACTCTTGGAGTATAGAAAATCTCCTTGAATGATACCCTTGATTCCTAACTCAGGTAAATGTTTTAATGCCAACTTTAGTTTAGTATTGAGGTCTCCACTGGTATCGGCATCAATGTCTGCATTTGATTTGTAGACCTTTGGAGACTTTGCAAAGATTCCTTTCTTTGCGACAAAGAACTCTCCGTCTCGTGGATCTGTGCCGCAGAAAATAGCAGGAGCACCATCCCACTTAACAGATACTTTACCATCATGTTCTCCCCCCAACATATCTCTTAGAGATCGTAAGGCGAGTATTGCGTCACGAGTACCTTTCACTCCACCATAAAGAACTTTGTCTTCGATGTGAGTCATGTGTGTGTTCTTTTGTTCTGTTATAAAATCTGAAAACTGCATTAGAATTTAACTTTCGTATTTACTCTGACATCTGGTTTCTCTGGTGTTAGAAAACTAACCAAGTTCAAAACACTCTTCTTAACCCTAGATAGAATATTTTTATACACACCTTTAACTTTATTTTTTATTTTATTAAAAATATTTTCGTTTATCATTTCGTTAGTGGGGTGTGAACCTTCTGACATTGCATTTACTATTAAAGAGACAACAGACCAAAAATTATATTCTCCAGTCTTTACCCCTTTTAATTTACGTGATGATGTTTTAAATCTCACTTGAACCTTCATGGCGTCAGCAATTTTCTCACAGTATTTGTCATCATATACCGAATGTATACTAACAGATCTACCGTCATGAGTAGACACTAACATAAACTCTGCGGCAGAATTAGAATTACTACCATATTTTACAAAACCAGACATTGCCTCTCTTGCAAATGCAATTTTAAAATCTCTGTTATTTGCAAACAATTTTGTCATTGCACTCATTGCGGCTTTGTGGGCCTTTTCACCTTTATTGACTAGTTCGTTTTCACCAGATTTAATTAGTGGTCTTAACTGACTTGGTGCAACAGATGCAGTAACAAAATCATTTACGATGTCTTCTGTCAGTTTATAATTAGGATCACTTTTAATTTCATTTGAAACAGAATTTGTTGCTGCATAAAATGTTGCAAGACTTTCTGATTTACCACCAGACATCAATTGTGCCATACCAATCTTTAGGGAAAGTCTTTTATTACCAATAAGAATATCAGTCTTTGGTGTTGTGTCAGTCGCACCATATTTTTTCCATTCTCCAGTTAGAGAAGATTTTGCACGACCATATTGTTCTGCTTTTACATTACCTAACTTAAAGTGTTTCTTTACTGCAATAGCAATCTTTTCTCCTGCCTCTAATGCTGCAGGATTATTCTCAAGTACTGACATTGTCTTCGCGCCAACCCCAGACTTTTCTACGTCAAACTTTTGACCAGTAATTTTATGAAACCCCACTACAATTGCAGCTTCATAGTCTTCTGCCTTTAGTGAACCTTCCGTTAAATAATTTTTAAAATTAAACATTTTTACTACTCTTTTGTTACAACTGGTCTTATTGTATACTATTTATAATAGTTTGTAAATAAAAAAACGCACCGTTAAGTGCGTTCTTTGTATCTTTTATCTTTTTCTTCTTTCTGTCGCATTCGCTTGAGACCCTGTATCTTTGTCTTCTCTTTGTTCTTAGGATCGTACTGTTCGTAACCATCTAGACCCCAATCACGCGCCCAAGCAGCGAGTTGATTTATGTCATGCTTTTTCATGTTGTATTGCTTTCAATTGATCTACTAATGATGCAGACTCTTCGGGTGATTCTATCAAGTGTGTACGTGCAGTATACAATCGTTCTAGTCTTTGTTTGACTGATCGAACTCTACGTTTCACACCCTCAAGATGTCTAATCTCAGACTCTACGCGAGGCAACCCCAGACCAATGGCCTTGGAGTCGCGTTGGACAGAGCGCATCACTCTGTCCGTTGATTTTATTCCATACATTATGCATCCTCCGCAAATTTGATTGCAGTCTGTAAAGCATCACGTTTCTTACTTTGGTTGTAACCGAACCAACTGTTTGCAAGACGATTCTCTTGGTTATGACCTTGTACGTGATCTGTAATGTAAGTGATGGAGTTGAATGCCTGCCACCACGAACCTTCCGCATAGTTTGCGCCTGGTTGTGTTTCCAAAACATCAAGAGCAAGTTTTGCGTTACGTGACAATGACTCTGCAGTTGTCATACCTTCTTTGACTCGTTTGTCAGAAGAACGTGGGAAAACTGTATTGATGTAGTCAATGTATGACTCGTTAGTGTAACGTTTGGAACCAAGGAAAGATGCAATCTCTTTGTATTTCGCCATCTTCTCAGTTGCGATACCTAACTGTTCTTTTACAATCTCTGGACTGAAGACGCCTCGGTGACCGATCTTAACCTGACGATCTGAACCATTGTCAACCGCAAAGGTCAATGTGTTATTACAAACAACACGAATAGGTGTGAACATCACGTTGATTGATTTCCCATACTTGTGTGGGTTTGAGAAAAGTAAGTACGACTCGACTGTGTCACCTTTGAACAGTTCGAAAGAGTCTTTCACTTTTGCAAGAGCCCAGACAATCTGACCATCTTGTAGTGAACCTGCAGTGTGCATTTCCATGTCACCTGCCATTACATACTCATGGAAGAAGTCAAACGCATCTGCGTTCTGACAAGGATTCCAACCTTTACCAACATTGGTAAGGATCTTACCGTCAGTTGTACGTACTAAAGACTTCTGACCTGTCGGTACTTGTTGTCCATTGAATTCAATAAAGGATTCGACTTCCGCAACCGTCCAGTCAACTCCTGCCTTTTCCATCATTTGATTTGGTGATAGGTCATTAGACACAGGAACTCCGAGTCCATGCCATGGAACCTCTCCTGCGTATGCCATTGTTTCAACCATATGTGCCATGTTATATATCTCCTCTTAACTTAACAACATAATAACTATAACATAAAAAGGAGGTCTTGTCAACCCCCTTTTTTAATTTATTTAAAAAAAGTTTTAAGCAGCGTTGCGACCTTCTTCAAGGTTACAATATTTGTGAGCTGCGTAACCTTCACCAGTAATTGTCATTGAACCATCTGCCCATGCATACCCATGTGCGCCTACTGGATTATCATCAAGTTCTTCTCCACAACGTCCACACTTGTTTTTCTGCACAACTGCCATGGTAGCAACTTCATCTTTGGTGTAACAGCGTTTTGGATCAACTGACCAAAACTCACTACCATCTGATAACTCCATCATTTCTTTCATTATCATGTCAATTGCCTGTGTAGTATCTTCACCACCAGTACCAGACATACGTATTGAATACTGAGACTTTGAAAACCCTGTTTCTTTTTTCCATGCTTCATCTACAAGTTTTAATTGTGCATGTGCCAGTGCATACAATCGCATGAAAGTATCAGGTTGTATTTTGTATGACTGTTGGTGCATCATTGACACAATGAAAAGGTAGTTGCGTAGAACCTTTGCAGTGAATATATTTTTGAGATCAGGGTTACGATTGATACCAGACAGTGCTTGTTTCAATGATTTTTCAATAGCAGTTTTGTATGGAAATTTTCCTATGAAACGTTCATCACCATAAAGTTTGTTTACCATTCCAGAACCAGTACCAGAATCAAGGCCAAAAACCATCATCGTTGACAACTCTGCAATCATTTTGTCTACATCCATTTCTTTGTGTGAGATTTTTACATATTTGCAGTCAACACCATTTTTTTCAAGAGAAAACAAATCGTGTGCATCTGTGCGAGCAGTAGAACGTACAAACTTTGATAAGATAGAACGTATTGCATTACGCTTCTCTTGTGGTTTCAATTCGTTTGAGTTGTTCAATACTCTCACAAAAACTAATGCTGCATGTGCATCAGAAATGTTTACATAAATTTGACTGTGAACCTGTTTATCCAAAAGCCAATCTGAAACAGCAGGATATTTTCTTACAATGTTTGGGAATGTCATACCAACAAGATTGTATACGTTTCCGTCCAATTCAAATGTAGAAATTGATGGGTGATTTGGTAATTCAAACATTCCTTTTATAAAACGTATTGCAGTGGTTGTACGTTGACAACCATCCATTACCTCGATGAAGAGTCCCTCAGATTTTTCGTGATAACGTAATGCAATTTCTGGAATAAGAATAGGAGCATCCTCATCAGATGTAAAGAATGACACCATAAGGTTTTGTTGCCATTTTAAATCAGCACGAAAAAATCTCTGATATTCTTCTGGTGAGAAATCAATAATCGCTGCGGAATTACGCAAATCTGCTAGAGTAATATCCGCACGAGTTGCGAATGTTGTTTCTTTTTTATCTTCTGGTATTTCATACATTGTCTTTTCTCTGTCTCCTCTTAACTTAACAACATAATAACTATAACATAAATTGATTCGAATGTCAAGTGTTTTTTTAATTAATTTATTTTTTCCTTTCTCTTCGTTTTTTTGCCCATTTATTCATAATTCTAGTTTCACGAATCTTTTTAACTATACTACGTTTTGCACGTGCAGTTTTACTCTTCATGAGTCTTGATGCACGTTTAGATATGGTTTCGGTTTCCATCACGCCTCCAAGTAAGTTAGAACGCTTTTCCAATCAGGGAACTCCCCTTTTCCAAAATGTATATGTTCACCTTGGAACTGTCCTGCACCGTTTGCAGTCCTATCGTCAATAAGGTAATCACCCATGTTTAGATGTTTGTTGTGAGACAATATTAACCTTTTAACTGCGGCCTCACCTAAGTTTCCTTCAACCCATTCATACTTGTCGCTCCAAGCAGAAGCATTGCCCCATGGTGCAGTTGACAATATGTACACATCATATTTCTCTGATAACCTTTTGAAAGCATCGATTGCACCAGGCATGGGTTCCATCCTTGAAAAGATGCCAGGCATTTTATCGTACATTCCCTCGTACTCTAACGCTTCTTTAAATGTTAGAGAATCGATACCAGAATTGAAATCAACCAAGACTCCATCCATATCGACATAAACAATTTTCTTCATAATAACCTCTCTAAATACAAGATAATAGTACCACAACAATATGGAGTTGTCAAGCGGAAAATGTTAAGTACAACAAAATTATTATTAAATCATTTATTCTGTCATATCATGATGATACCTGCGTTTATATATGGTGAGTGGTGGATGTTTCTTTTAGGATTTTTGTGGTGGCAACTTATTGCGATAGTATCAATTAGTGGTGGATATCACAGATACTACAGTCACAAGTCTTTCGAAACATCTAAACTTTATGAACCTATAGTTAATTTTTTAGGAATGTTTAGTGGAGCGGGCCCTGTCTTATCTTGGGTTGGATCTCACAGAAAACACCACTCTCATAGTGACACTGAGGAAGATCCTCACAGTTTTAAATTCAAAGGGTTTTGGAAAGTGTACACAAACGTATGGGGATATGATGCAGTGATTGAAAGAAAATATATAAAAGATCTAATATCCAACAAGGTTGTGAAGTGGTTTTACAATAATTATTTTAAACTAAATTTTATTGTAGTTCTGACTTTACTTTTAATACATCCTTTACTATTAATCTTTGCGTATGCATGGCCAGTAGTCTTAGCATTTCATGGGTACAGTATATTAAATACACTGGGACATAAAGATGGTAGACCTAACAATACAATAATAGGTAATATATTGACTGCAGGTGAGGGATGGCATTTAAATCATCATGAGGATAGTAGAAATTATAAAATAGGAAGACGATGGTGGCAGTTTGATCCAACTGCTATTTTTATTAGATTGATAAAGAATGAAAGTAATCTCGTTAAATGAATTTGGGAAAGAAAACTTCCTAGACGAATTAAAAATTTTAAATGAAAAGAATTTTATAGGTGACAAAAGAAACCATAGTTGGTTTAATATGTTACTTAAAAAATATGATCAAAAGTTTGGAGAATGGTTTTTTCTTGTAGATAATGATGAACTCGTAGCATTTGCTACAATTCAAGAATACTATCCTAAATGTTTTAGGTTGTTGACAAGGACATACATCTATCCTAAATATAGAAGACAGTTGTTACCGAAGTATGATGAAGTAAGCAGTCCGTCAACTTACTTGTTTTTATCTCAAATTCAACATGTTGGGTCTTATAAAACTATTTTTATTTCTATGCAAGATTTAAAAAGAAGACAAGCACTGTATAGGTATTCACAAAAGTTAGGTAATGGTTGGGAACTACACCCAGACATGATTCAAACCTGTAGTTCTAATAATTCTAACTGTTGGCAAAGCGTAATATATAAAGGTGCGGAACTAAAACTACCTAGAATGACAATTGATGAATGGAAGTTTAAATGGCAGAAAAATGTTTGATAGAACAAACAAAAAGACAACGTGTTAATGGTACAGGGCCTAAAAGAAACAAACTGGTTGTGTTTAAAAAACTTGGAGAAGTTTCTGATGAATTATATAATTATTTAAATTCTTATTTGGATAGTAATGATCAAAGTGATATTGGCACAGACAACTATGGTATTAGTAAAGGATGTGACTACGAAAATGTATTTAATGTTGCTAACAAATACCGACAGGTTATACTACAAAAAAATCCTACAAACGAAGTGAACGTAACTGATGAATATCTTTACTCACACTGGATTGATAACACACCATCCAAAGAATTATCTACTTGGTTTAAAAATGTTTATAGATTTAGATTGAGTGAAATGCAACCTAATCATTCACTTAATTGGCATATAGACGCAGACACAAGTGTTATATGTAGGGCACAGATATGTTTAAATGAAAATAGTAGCAAGTTTTTATTTAAAGATAGAGAAGGCGTAAAATCATTTGAAATGAAACCTAAAGAATTATGGTTTATAAACACTGGGTGGATGCATACAGTTGAAAATGATTCTAGAATTAGAAGAGTTGCAATCTTTGGTTTTCACTTTGATGATCTAAAATTAAGTAAAGGAATTATGTTATAATGAAAAAGGTGAATAATCTTTCTGGTATTGGTTCTGAATATGAACTTGACTTTAACAGAATGTCAAAGGAAGAAATAAAAGAATTTGGTAAAAGAATACCGATTGATAATATTATACTAGTTAGAAATCAAAGTTTAACTGATGAAAAAGTTTTAGAAGTCTGTGAAACTTTTGGTCATTGTATGAAACCAAAACAATTTTTTATGCATGACACTGTGCCTGGATTGTTTAGAGTTACAAATGAGAGAGACGAACATGGAGAGAAAACTGGTTTGTTTGCCGATAAAGAATTGGATTGGCATAGTAATGGGAACGGTAGACCGAGTGGTAAAGAGTCATGCGTTGCTCTTTACTGTGTAAAGCCTGGATTGAATAGTGTTACAAGTTTTTGTGATACAAGACAAGCATACATCGATCTACCCGAAGATATAAAAGAAATTGTAGATGATGTTGAATGTCTATTTAAATTTGAGAACAATACTTTTTATGATTTAGAGAAAGATGATAAAGAGTTAGTTATATTCGAACAACACCCAGATTTTGTAGATGGGGTAAATAAAAGTTTAGTGTATACTCATCCGTGGACTGGTGAAAAGGGATTGTATTTTACGTTTCATTACATCAAAAATATGTGGAGAAAGAACGGTACAAAACTAGATCAAGAGTGGTTAAAAGATTATTTACTTAAACATGTATTCCAAGAAAAATACATATATCATCATGATGACTGGCAGACTGGAGATTTTATTTTTATGGATCAATTTCATAGTATACATAAGAGAAATGAAGTTCAAGGAGAGAGATTGTTATACAGACTGTCATTTGATTACAGGAGATTGTTTAGATGAGTAAACTAAGATATAGGTATGAAGATAGATTTGCAGAGGCTGGGAAAGATGCTCCTGAAGAAAGAAAAGAACTTTTAGATTACTTTGACAAAAAAATTAGACCTAAGTGGGACGAACTAAAAACAGATGGGGTGGGTAGAGAATCTGATAATCAGTTAGTGTATCATGTATGTTATGATTGCAACATGAAAGTATGGAGAGGTATATACGACAGGGTAAAAAATATAGCAGAAAAATGTGAAGTCTATATTGACTGGGAACAAATAAAACATGTTATAAGATTTACATTTTTAGGTCAACCGCCTGGTGGATTTTTCATGCCGCACGTAAACATGAATCTACTAGCATTGAGTGCATTTAATATACCTCTGAAAGGTAAAACAGAAATCGCTTTGTTTAAAGATGATGTGACAGAACTGACAAGGCATGAGTATAAAAATCCTTGCTTTTTAAATGTAAACAAACCGCATGGAGTATTTAATGATGAACCTACAGAACGTCTTATTTTGAAAACCCATATGACAGTTGTACCTTGGGAACAATTGGTATCTCACTATGAACAAGGTAAAAGGTTTAAACTATTTGATAACGGAGTCCCTTGGTCACAAGATGATCATGATGCTAATAAGAGATGGTAATGAATTTTATGAACTTCACATTCTGTGCAATTGATATTGGCATCACACAGGAAGAAAAAAAAATTATATTAAATGAAATTTTGAATGTACCCGATAAGTATTACCAAGGTAATGAATTCAGAGGATGTAGGATATTACCAGTCTACAATGGTGGTGGTGTAAGAGGACAGAGAGAAGAAGTTGGTGACACATCTAAAGGAGATTTTAAATATACAGACGTTGAAGGGTTTTTAAAAAATAGCATAAAGATATTTGAAAAAAAGATATTTTCATGGATGAATCCTGTAGGTAGATTAAACGTATTGAGAACTAAAGCAAACTTAGGTCTTAATGTTCACATGGATACAAAGGCCGATGAGATAGGAACACGTCAACACAAATATAGACTTGTACTAAATGGAAATATAGATAAGTTATATTTTTTAGATAAAGATAGTAATAAAATTTATGTCCCAGACTGTTATGACAGTTACGTATTAGATGGAAGTCATGTCCATAGTCTAGACCCAAGTGATCAGGAAAAAATAACTTTGTGTGTGGGAAGTCCTTGGGATGGAAAACCAACCAACAAATATTTAAATTTAATAAAAAATTCACCATACAAAATGAAATTGTCTAGACCAAATTATGTTGAGGAGAGTTGGGTTGACCCACATTTCAAGTACACCACAAGAGATTCTTGAATCATCTCGTAGAGATGGTTATTGGGTTCAGAGAGGTTTAGATTTAAACAGAGATGAATTTTATGATTTCTGTTCATCTATCACAAAACCTTGGTCAGTTGAAACACACAAAATCCATAGAGAAACAGTTGATGAAAATGAAATAGTCAACTGGTCTAGTAATACAAGATTTGGAAAAATGAGTATTCCTTGGCACGCCGATAATCCATGGCACGAAAAATATAAGTTTCCACTGAGAGCATTTTATGCGGTAAAAATACCAGATCCAGAAGATGGTTCTTTAGCAATGTTGAATATCACTGACTGGTTTGAAGATCTCCCAGAAAAGGAAAAAGAATATTTTAGATCATTAAAAGTTTTAACACAATGTTACAAAGGTGGATGTCAACCGTTTTGGAGTTCATTTGTTAAGATACACCCAATCACAAAGAAAGAGAGTTTCTACTGGGGTGCAATGCCTGTTCCAGGCGATACATATGGTTTACAACAAGATGAAGGTGTACCTGCACCACGATTTAGTTTTACAATGGCAATACAGAAACCTAATAGAGATTTAGTATTACCTGAAGAGATAAATGAGTGGTTTTCTGACATGTTAAAGGATAAATACCTATATGTTCACAAGTGGCAAGTTGGGGATTTATTAATCCTTGACAACTGGATAAATGTACACTATAGAGGAACAATTACAACAGAAGAAGAAAGATTATTGTGGAGAAAGACTTTATATCAACCATGGCAGATGATTTAAACGTTGCTCTTGTATCAATGCCTAGTCAGAATTACTGGCATCCTGCACCAAGTATTGTTTTTCTAAAAGGTGTTTTGAATCGAGAGAATATAAAAAGTACTTGCTTTGATTTAAATCATGCGTTCTTAACAAGGTTTGGAAAGGACGCGGTACATTGGTGCGAAACTGGCGAAGACTACATAAATGATTATCAATATTTTATTGATGATTATATAGAATCTTTTGAAGGATACTCTCATATAGGTGCAAGCGTCTTTACCCTAAACAGTCAAATATTTACAAGGTTGTTTTTAAAAAGAGTTAGAAAAAAATATCCAGAGAAAAAAATTATAATAGGTGGTAATGGAATGGTAGATAACCACACTGACTTATCTACGATTACCAGAACATTTTCAGATGAAATGTTACAAACAAACCTAACAGATTATGTTGTAAACGGTGAAGGAGACTTATCTCTACCAGCCTTACTTAGAGGTCAAGACTACAATTTTCCACAAATGAATGACATATCAAACTTACCTATTCCAGATTACAGTGATATTAATTTTGACGAATACTCCAAACCAACTTTAATTGTTACTGGTAGTAGAGGATGTGTAAGACAGTGTACGTTTTGTGATGTGCATGTCAACTGGAAAAAGTACAGATTTAGGCCAGGCAAAGAAGTTGCAGATGAAATGATACACCAATATAAAACATACGGTATAAAGAAGTTTCATTTTAGTGACAGTCTTGTAAATGGTTCATTGAAAGAGTTTAGGGTATTCTGTAAAGAACTTGCGGATGCAAACCTGCCAATTGAATGGAGAGGACAATTTATTTTTAGAAGTGGAATGAGAGAAGAAGATTGGGATAATCTCGCTGCTAGTGGATGTAAAGGATTGTGGATAGGAATTGAAAGTGGAAGTGACACCGTAAGATGGCACATGAAGAAAAAATTTACAAATAAAGATATGTACGAAAGTGTTGAAGCACTAGGTAAAAGAAAAATAGATATGTTGTATTTGTTAATAGTTGGATATCCCACAGAGACTGAAGAAGATTTCAGTGATACTTTAGAACTATTAAAAAGATCTGAACCGTATAAATATAACGTTGAGGTAAGATGTAATATTGCAATGCTAATGCCAGACACAGAAATTTTTGAGAATAAAGATCTATGGCATGGTGATGTTCAGTTATGGAAAAGTTGGACAAAAGATGGTGAACTTACATATAGAAAAAGATATGAAAGATGGAAACAAGTTCACGATTTGACAAAAGAGATTGGTCTAAAAAGTGACACAAGAATAGAACAACAAGAGAAATTAATATTAAGAAAGTTGGAGAAAGAAAATGAGTTACTGGTTAACAACCTTTGAGGTTACAGATAGTAACTTTGTTGATTACATTCAAAACCCAGATAAAAGATTTCAAACTATCTGGCCAGACGCAGAATATTGGAACAAGTATGGTGATGCGTTTAGAAAGGCTAGAGACAGTGGGAAACTTATAGTAAGATCAAAGGTCGTGGATGGAGATCACTTTAAGTTTACACAGGTATGGGAAAATAAATCTGCAAGAGATGAATACGATTCCGACATACCTCCTGCAACTTATCTAGAGTCTTTTCCTTATGAGTATACTATGAATGCTAGAGAAGTAGATTCTGCAGAACTTGATACAATATGGTCTGATATAAAAAATGCAGAACAAAAAGTATTGCAAGTTGTAAGATCTGATTTTCGAGAAAGTGGTATGGTTATTGGAGATCCTTTAAAAAGTGAATCTACTTATACTGTACCTTAGAAGTTCCTAACAGATGTGATCTTAAAAATCGTTCTGAGTTAGCATTTACGAATGTGTGTGGTAATGTTGTGTTCACTAGATAAACACCACCATCAGCTGGTATTCTGTAAACATTATCGTCAATGATAAACATGTTGTGTTCATTTGTAACTAATGGTATATGTATTCTAGGACTGTGATCTTTATGCCACCCATATGCAAATTTTTGTTTCATCCACATAATGCGTGTTCTACACATATTATACTTTTCTATTATTAAATTAGTATAGTTATATTCATCGTAGATAAGAGTATCATATTCTAGATCATCCACTCTAAACGTATAGTCATTACCTTTAGCAGACTCTCCATCATTATCATCTTTTCTTTTCTGAAAAGGAAATTGTCTTGCACCTTCTTTAGGAAGTCTGATATGACCAATTTCTTTCAATAAGGTATCTAAGTCTATCTCTCCAATTTTTTCTATTGGCGATTTCATACACACCCCACAATGTGTGATCTATCAAATTTATTTCTATTTGCATTTACAAAGGTATGCCACTTAGTTGTATCAACTAGATATACACTACCATCTGCAGGTAAATGTATTTTTGTTTCCTCTATTATAAAGAAACAACTTTCATTTGTAATTAGTGGTATGTGGATTCTTTTACTATAATCTAAGTGCCAACTATAATTTCTTTTATCTGATATGATCATCAGTCTTGATCGGTATAGATTAAATTTTTCTATGACATCGTATGTATATTTGTAATCATCATATAAACGAACATTACAATCTTCTTCATTATTTTTTAGATTGTCCGTTTTACCATTTGCTCCAGTGAAATCATCTTTTGAAAATCCTTGCAAACTAACTTGAAGAGTACCTTTTATTTCTCTCTCTAAGTAACTATTAAATTCTGATTTTATTTTATCAATATCAACGGTATCTATTTTTTCTATGTAATCACTCATGGACAAATTGTCAATTCCTTTAATCTATATGGTTGTTTTAATACCCAATCAATAATTTCAACACAATATTCTATAGTCATCTTTTTTTCTTTTACGTGATCTACTTTTGGACTATCAAAGTAACCAAAATTTAAACAGGTTGTGTTTACACCATCACAAAATAAATTATTGTTTGCTTCTCTCAATGCTCTCTTTTCAACGGCATACCTGTATTTAAAAGTAAAATCACTTGCATGGGAACCAATGTTTATTATACGTTTATTTAACTTAGCCGCTTTATATAACAATTCCACTTGTTCAAATTTATTATGTTTACAATTGATAAAGATATCACAATCTTCTATGTTATTACAATTACCATATTTTTCTTCAAGTGATTTACCAAGACCTCTCCTCGTCCCTGTAATATAATATTTCATAATTTATCCCATTAGTAAATTGGTGACACTTTTCTGTTGCTAGGTAAGTGCCCAACCCCCTGCGATTACGCTGCTAGGCGTAATCCAGATGGTGCAAAATTATCGTTTGCATTTGTGTTTGTAGACTCAAATACCTGTCGATCCTGTTTCACCCCCATCAAAATTACGCGAGGAAGTATTGGTTGAACCCAAAGACTTCCATGATCATGAACGTAAAGAATAATAATAATACTGCCCAAAGAATCATCTTACCGCTTGCGTTAGTTGATGCAAGTCGTATTCCTATTAGTTCGTTTCCTAATAATCTAACTCCGACTTCAAATTCATTTGTAGTAGTCTTTATGTCTATTATTTTATCTTTACTATCCATATCGTCTCCGTGTAATTTTGGTGGAGGTGATGGGTACTGCCCCCATGTCCAGAATATCCTCCAACATCTACATTTTTTATTTATACTAGAAAACTATTTAGTATAAATATAGTTGTGATTCATATTAAAGTAGTGACCTATATTAATTTCAATTGAAAGAAAAAGATGGTCGCAGAAATTCTCGCTGGTATTGCTCTGGTAAAACAATCAGTTGATTTTATCAAGTCAAACATCAATACAGTAAAAGATATTTCTCAGATCGGTACTCAGTTAGAAAACCTCTTAGACGGTAATGCACAAGTTCAAAAGGCAAAACTGGAAAGAGGAAACTCTGTGTCTGATCAGTTAGGGATTAAATCGGTTGCCACAGAGGTGATCGATGCAAAACTTGCAGCCGAACAAATGGAAGAAATGCGAGAACTAATTGATCATAGATTCGGTTGGGGAACGTGGAAAGAAATTATCGCGTTACGTCAACAACGAATGAGAGAAGAGAAAGAACGTCTCGAAGAACTGAAGAGAGAAGCAATGAAAAAGCAAGCAGAGTTTCAAGAGAAACTTATGATTGCTATTCCATTAGGACTTGCTATACTCGCTCTCGCTGGTCTTTTCTTTTATATCTTTACAAAGGGTGCTACTGGCGGAGTTCTTTAGTATCATGAACATGAAGTTGCATCAACGCATAGTGCAAAACTTTAAGGAGATCTTTCCGAGCATCTTTGTCGGAACCCTTCTTGCCATACCTCTGAGCATACTTCATTACATTTCCAATCATGAAACCAGTTCCGTGACCACTGTCTACGATAAACTCAGTCGCTTGGAATTTCTCTTTGGAATAGTGTGCATCATAGGTTGCATCTACATACTCTTTAAATTCCGTCAATAGTTTTTCTTCATTGAACTTATAATCTATTTCCATTAAAACTCCCATCTATAAAATATGTGATCGTCAATCTTGACTGTTCGAATCTTTGTTGCCGCCCATGCAGGTATCACATAGTTGGCATGGTAATGTGTAGCACCATTGGTAACATCGTCAATTGTACCTGCGTAAATTCGATGAGCAATATCACTAGCAAGGGTATAAACGTCCAACTCCCTAGCAATAATATCATCAGACTTACCGTCACAATACCAACTAAATTGACAACGGTGTCGAACAGGTATCTTAACGTCAGGATCTCTCCAACTAGGTCTCGTTGGGCCTTGATGAACAACCTCACAGTACGAGTGAGGGAAACGATTATCAAGAACACGATTGCGTACCACAAGACCAACACCTATCATTCCTTCTTTTGTTTGGTTCCTTGCTTCCCAATAGATATTGTTTGCAAGACAAACCTGTTCACTTAGTGCAGTGTGAAACTCACCTGCTTCTGCGATTGATGCACTCTCAGATCCACTAGGAACCATAGAGAGTGCAACAAATCCAAAAACTAACTGCTTTATCATATAACTACCTCAATATTATTATAGACATATGATAACAGAAAAAGGGGATCTTGTCAACCCCCTTTATTTCTTTTTACCTGATAAGTATTTTACTTGTTTTTCTTCTTTCTTACTCAACCAAGTTTTGATTTTCTTTCTTAACTTACAGATCGGCCCTTCCATCTAATCTCCTTTTCTGTTTGGATATTTTAAATAGTATGCTTCTTCAAAACCTTCTTCTATGTAACTAGTGTCTTCACCTTGATACGTATTCCATAATCTATTGAAGTAACTGTTTGCGCTACCAAGTACAGTTTGTTCATTCCCTAGATGTCCCTTGACTATCCAAAAGAGTCTATGAGATTCCTTGTGTGTCAATGTATCCCACCGCACTAGGGAATATTGCTGTTATTGCTTTAGCGCATTCTACTGCTAAGTCCATATGCTCTCTCTGTGTTCCGTTTGCAGACCTTAGTTCTATATAGTGAATCCAAGATCTTAACGTACCGTTTACATAAAGTCGTGACAATGTATTACCTTCTGGTAACACACACCTCGCCTGTTCTTTTGCAATACCGTTTTCTATCGCCCAGTCATATGCTTTCATTGCAGCGTACCAGACATTACTCTGGTGTTCTTCCCATGTAGTCATAAGTTTTGCGTCAGATGTATCGATACTATTCTGTCTGTTCTTGGGATCTTGCAGTCTTGCCTTACGCATAACAAACTGATTGTCCATGTCTCGAACATCTGCATACCTCTGCGAAAACTCTTGGAATGAAAACGATCTGTGTCTTAGTAACTGTCTTGCAATGTCACGAGTAGTCTCTACTTCTATGCAAGCACTGACCATCTCAAATGGTGACCAGTGTTTGTGTTTGGCAAGGTAACGTAAAAGTTTTTCGGACGTTTCAGTGTTATTTTGATTCGATGGATTGGAGACACGGGCGCAATACGCAACGAGTTCCTGTATGTCATTACCGACATGTAAATTCTCCCCAGTCTGTGAGTATGATATTAATCTAGCTTTCATAGTTTATACTCATTATATGCTAACAATATGCTTCTTGTATGTTCCCAGTTTTTGACATGATGGTTTGTTCCATGTCTATTCTTTTCTGCGAGTGGGTAATCGTTACCACCCTCTTCCATTTTATCACCAAAGAAATGCACGTCATGATCTTTTATTTCTGTCCATATCTGACCTTTGCTTGCACCTCTTGGAAATATATCTATACCAGTCTCCCCTGCAACCAATGCTTCAATGTCTGGGAACTTAGAGTTAAATGCTTCTGCAATCACACGTCTTTCATTCTCGTGATCATCCCACTCTCTATACATCATACGTTCTTCTAGGTTACAGTTTCTACCAACAACACTAAAGTTTACTGTGCCTGGCCTTTCTTCTATGTGATTACCAGTCTTCCTATGAAAACTACTGTCGTGTAACTTGTCTAATAAAAAGAATGCAGCGTTGTCTGGTAACTTCCAGTCTGTTCTATATATCTCCTTACCTTGTTCAAATACATGATTACCAGAACAGTTATAAACTCTATCTGCCATGTAGTAAATGTCTATACCAACTTGTTCCAATGTCTTTTCTCTGTCAGATCCTGTAATCAGATAAACAAAGTTGTCTTCACAGAAGTCCATAAAGTATTTCTGAAACTCCATGTCCATCTTCTGTCTACTCGGAGTGAGTGTTCCATCGACATCAAAAATAAACAAGCGTTCAGGCATCGGTAAATGATCTCTCATGGTATGTATCCTAAACACCAGTTCTCTGCAGCGTCTTCTGCATATCTTAAACTATGTATAACACCGTTAGTCTTCATGTCGCGTGTTTCTTTTAACTCAGTCTTATTATAGAAGTCAACCTCAAAATGATCATAGATTAAGTTATGATGTATTTCTGCTTTACGGTCTGGGTTCTTTTCGTCACCCCAAAATTCTGATATTAGTTTTCTCTTCATTAGATATTCCAATCTTTAAACTTTGATATGTTCTCTCCTGCATCCGACTTATCAAACACTGGAGTATCATCTGTCAACGTTTGTTCGTTAGGATCTACATCAAACAATCTCATCTTACTACGGTCAACACCAACAACAAACCTTTTATTGTTTGTAGGATCGTTGTATCTATTCTTCAATTGTTTGACCATGATCTGACCTAAACCTTGGAGTTCTTCTGTAGATATGAGAGCGAACATGAGGTCAGCGGTAGCGGGTAATCCAAAAGACTCGGACGTATCTTCCAACCCAACATCCGAGTTAGAATAACCAGAACGAGTCGTTTGTGTTGCAGAGAAGATCGGTACGTCAAACTCGACTGCAAGGCCGCGTAACTCTTCAGCAATTGCTTTAATGTA